CTTTAATTACTTCATCTTCAATTCTAAACACATTATCAGCAACCTGTGCAGCACTTCTAATCATACCTTTGGTATCTTCATCGTTATCCATTGATATTAGATGTTCAAAGGTTGCTTGTGCACCAGGACATATTTGGAAGAACCTCGTATGGTATCCATATACATTTACATTTGGTGCAGTAATTTCCATATTCTCTTTTGACAATCCCAAATTTCTAATTGTAGAAGGTGATGGGTTACCCAAAGTTTTATTTGTAACTGTATCAGGTTCAGAATATCCTAATACTCTTGTATCAGGAATTAAGTCATTTGGAAACCCATTAACTTCTACTTTACCTTTGTTAACTGATGCCTTGTTTACAATTGTGGCATCTTTTCTATATTTGATACGAGACCATACGTGTCTACAATTGTAACCACCTCTCCATACCATAGCAGATTGACCAAAGTCATTCTGTGTAGCCTCCATATCCTCAACTCTCCATACAAAGTTTTTATTAATTAATTCCTTACAAAAATCTCTTGTTGTTGGTATTACTGATCCTTGTCCTGAAATACGAGGATTTAAAATATACTTGTATCTAACATTATATTCCAATTCATCTTCCATAGAAGGTCCATTAGGATTTGTAGATACAAAACTATTCTTACCATCCAATACTTCAATACTATCCACAACCCATCCTTCATCAAACAACTCTTGTTCGTTCTGTGCGGTTTTAATTAATTTTTGAATGTATTTGTCATCTTCACCATCAGGAATGTGAAAATCTTCAGACTTTACTTTATTGAACGCAATCCAATTAATCTCAATTGCTGGTTCAGAAACTAAAGATATACTGTCGATACCTGATATTTCATCATCTTCTTCTATCCTTAATTCATATGTTTTATCTTTCCTCATATATTAAAATATAAATAATTCGGTTTATACTATCTACCTTGTCTTCTGTACTTCTTAGGTCTTTGTGATTTGGGACCATAAGATTTTTTTCCTGTTGGTTGACTACGTCTTTTACCGAAGGATACTTTGTGACTATCGTTTTTACCTTTCGCCATATTATAAAGTTGATAATTCTTTTAATCTTGCCTGTTTCTGTTGAGAGGTTGTTAATTCACTTTCAACTACATAGGTCTTCATTATTACAGGTGTTTGTTCCTGTGATGGATTATTTCTAACAGGATTATCGGCAGATGCAACACTAATGTCAGAACTGAACGACGCACCACCACCCATTTGATTCATCATAGATAGTAATGGGGCAAACATGGTCACTGCACCACTTGTCATTACCGCCTCACCATTTGATAGGTTAGTTGGAACATTATCGGATTTAGGTCCACCAGGTCCTCTTACGATACCACCATTCGCCATACCTCTAGCAGTACCAGCTTGTCTTGTACCACCACCTTGGTCTTCAAATTGAGTATTCTTGATATTTTTAATTTGTACTGCGGTTGCAATTGCAAGTGCGGCTGCGTTTATACCTTTAACAATCCAATCGAATGGTGAAGGAAGTGTTGAAGGTTGTGCAAGTATTTGTATAATACCTGATGCAGCTGACATTGTTGCAGTTGCAATTTGAAGTTTCTTTCTTTTTTCAAACGCCTCTTTACTTGTCTTAGCCTCCTCATCATAAGATGATGCGAGTGCTGCGGTCAAGTTTCCAATTGCACCAATTGTTTCACCGATGGCAGCAAGTGTTGCCATCTTCTCTTGGTTATCAATATCCTTTCTTAACTTCGCATACTTCTCTTTGATTGCAGTAATTTCTTTCTCCTTACCTTCTGCAAGTTCAATCTCTCTCTTTTCTGCAACTGCAAGAATATCTCTCTGACTTTGGAAGAACGCCTTGGTACCAGCTCTAATTGCTTCTTGACGGATTTGTAAGAATCTTAACTCATCATCAAGTTTCTTTAATCTATCATCTTGGTCTTCTTTATTTCTTGCTTTAGTGTCTTCTCTCGCCTCGTTCGCATACTTGGTACGAATATTCTTTCTTATTTCCTCTTTTGCTTCCTCAGATAACTTTGCAAATTCTTTATCTTCTTCTAAATCTTCTAATTCTCTTTGTTTCTTTACTTCTCTTTCTCTATCTTCTCTCTTACGAACATCTTCAATTGCCGCAATTTCAATATCTTCTCTCTTTCTTTGAAATTCTTTTAACGCCTTTAAGTCCTCATCAATAAACTTTTGATTCATGTTGAGTAACTTATATCCATATTTCAATCTTACTTGTTCAAGTAATTTACCTCTTAATTCCTCAGATATTAATAATGCCTTAATCTTTTCTTCTTCAACTTGTTTCTGATTCTTTAACTCTTGGAATAGTCTTTCCCTTTCATCTCTTATTCTAAGTTCAGAATTACCTCTAATTAACTCATCAAGTTGGTCTTCTGCGGTCTTAGTATCGTTAATTCTTTTTTGTTCATATTCCTTTTGTTGTGCTAATAATTTGTCATTAGATTCTTTTTGTTTTGCTCTTCTTTTATCCGCAAGTCTTACTTCATTATCTAATCTTGATTGTTCATTTTCATTAATCTGTGCGATTATTGCAGTATTTGATGCTAGAAGTTCTTTGTTAATATCCTCGATAATTTTACCTTTTTCTTCGGTAGTCATTATCTCATTTTTACTAACTTCATCTAATCTTGCATATAATCTTTTATCGTTGTCTCTTAGTAATTGTAATCTATCCTCACCAGCCTTTTTCTGAATTTGAAAAATTTCTTCTTCGGTTTTACCAGCAATCTTTGCTCTGGCAATCTGTTGTTTTGTTGCGGCCTCTAACGCCTTAATATCAACATCTAATAATCTTTTTTGTTCTGCGAGTGCATCATTTAATGCCTTAACCGCCGCTTCAGTTTCTCTTGTACTTTCTTCATAACCAACTAATGCCTTAGCACCCGCAACTAATGCAGAACCAAGTGCAACAAACGCCGCAATAATAACACCAATACCAATTGCTAAAAGTGCTGCCTCTAAAACAGCTACCGCAGTCGCCGCAACAGTCGCAGAAACACCAACAGCTTGTAATGCTTTTGATAAAAATCCTAAATTTATTATTGAAGTTTTTGTTGCTACATTATTAGTTTCTTGTGCAACTGTTAATCCATTTGTTGTATTTGTTAATACTTTACCCGATGCTGCGGCCTTTGCTTGTTCTTTGGTTAATAATCTTATTTCACCATTCAAATCTGTATAAGAAACTACTTGATCTGTAATTACACCATTAGCGTCTTTTAATGTATCAATTTGAACATCAAAACCTTGTTTAGTTAGATTATCAACGGCCTTTTTTAAATCAACCACATCATCTTTACCATTAGCAAAATTTACACCTAATTCTAGAATTGATTTATTGGTATCACCTAAAGCTGCATTTGTTGCGGCTGCTTGACCTGCAGTATCTGTTATTGTCTTTTTAAATCCATCAACATTTTCTGATGCTTCTTTTGAAGTATTTGAAACCTCTTTATTTGATTCACTTAAACCAAAAAAGTTACCTGTAATTTCCTTAACATCATCAAGAACATCACCCAAAGAGTTTTTAATATCCTTAAATGTGAAAGAACTAAAAACTTTAAGTGTATCTACTACCGCCAATAATGAACCACCAAATGCACCAACAGGACCAGGTAAGGTTGATAAAACACCAAAAAAGTCTTTAGACTTTACGGTTGTTTTAGCAATTTGGTCCTCAGTATCACCAATCTTTTTACGAAGAACATCAAACTGTTCAGGTTTTAAATCACCTCTTTGTAATTCTTTTTTTAATATACGGAGTTGTTGAGTAAGTGATAAGGTTTCACCATTAGCAATCTTTAAGTCACTACTGTCAATATCATACTCAATAAAAATCTTTTTACCAGCCATGTTTAATAATTAGTCTGTTATATGTAGAGATAGTTCTTCCAAGAACGCTTTGTTCAAAAGATTTTTATCTCCTTTAAGTTTATTGATTGAACTAAAATCTAAATGATGATTTTCAAATAGTTCTCTGTTTCTTAATAAACTTTCTTTATGGTTTCTAACCACAATCTCGTTTAGGTGGTCTTTTTTAATTGATATGTATATATTCATATATATGTATATAATTTTAACACTGAGGTGATGAGTATGCCGTTACAACTCCTGTTGATGAATTAATATCCCAATTGGCACCATTCATAAATATGTTTGTATATCCTGTTAGTAATGTTCCCAAATTATCAATATAAACATAACAACCTACTCCAAATGAACCAGCGTCACAATCA